GCCGGCTCCGGCGCCGCCTGCGCCCCAGCCTACGGCCAAGCAACTCAAGCCTTCTGACGCCCTGCAGGCACGCATGCCCAGCTTCGGCGGCAGCGCGGAGTCGATGCTGTCCCGACTGCGTATCCCGCTGAAGTACTGACCATGATGGAGCAGGGCACGGCCGCAAGCCGGTATGAACGGTATGCCGTCGACCGGGAAGGCTACCTCGACAGGGCTCGAGATGTCGCCAAGCTGACCATGCCCCACCTGCTGGTGGATGATAGTCACAGCTCCACTAGCAAGCTCCCCACCCCCTACCAGTCGGTGGGTGCCCAGGCGGTGGCCTCTCTGAGCTCTAAGCTCCTGATGGCCCTGTATCCCCCCAACACGCCCTTCTTCAAGCTGACGGTCGACCCGTACAAGCTGGACGAGGTCACTGGAGATCCTGCGGTACGCACTGAGGTCGAGACCACGCTCAACAAGATTGAGCAGGCGGTCATGGCCGAGATCGAGTCCCAGGGCTATCGGCCGGCGCTGCATGAGGCGATCAAGCAGCTCGTCATTGCGGGCAATGCCCTGATCCACATGCCCAAGGGCGGGGGCATGCAGGTGTTCAAGCTGGACCGCTATGTGGTCAAGCGGGACCCGATGGGTTCCCTCCAGCACATCTTGATCAAGGAGCAAATCGCGCCTGCTTCTCTGCCTGAGGAGCTCCAGGAGGCGATCCCCCAGACCCGCTCCCCCGAGGAGAGCGTGGATGTGTACACCTGCGTCCACCGCCTGAACGACAAGAAGTTCAGCGTGCACCAGGAGGTGCTCGGGAAGGTGGTCGAGAGCTCCCGTGGCGAGTACGCCGAGGACACTCTGCCCTACCTGGCCTTGCGCCTCGAGGATGTCTCCGGCGAGTCCTACGCCTACGGGTACGCCACTCTCTACCTCGGGGACCTGAAGTCCCTCGAGGGCCTGTCCCAGGCACTGGTGGAGGCCTCTGCGATGGCCTCGAAGTGCCTCTGGCTGGTCGACCCCGGCTCCCCGACTCGAGCTCGGACGCTGGCCGACAGCCCTAACGGTGCCATCCGTGAGGGCCGAGACCAGGATGTCTCGATGGTCACCATGGGCAGCAAGGCTGCCGACATGCGGATCACCTTCGAGACCGCCGGCCAGATCCGCGAGCGCATTGGCCTGGCGTTCCTGATGAACACCCAGCTCCAGCGGAAGGGCGAGCGGGTCACGGCGACCGAGTGGCGCATCCTGGCCGAGGAGCTCGAGAGCGTGCTCAGTGGCTCCTACGCGAGCCTGAGCGCCTCGTTCCAGCTCCCCCTGGTGTCCCTGATCATCTCGAGGATGACCAAGGAGCGGCGGCTGCCGAAGCTGCCCAAGGACATCGTCCATCCCAGCATCGTCACCGGCCTCGAGGCACTCGGGCGTGGCGCGGACCTCATGCGCCTCGACAGCTTCATCACCGGAGCTCTGCAGCAGGTGGGCCCGGAGATGCTGAACCAGTACATGAACATCGGTGACTACCTGAGCCGCCGCGCTACGGCGCTGGGCCTGGTGACCGATGGTCTGATCAAGAGCGAGGAGCAGATCGCTGAAGAGCGCCAGCAGGCGATGCAAGCGCAGATGCTCCAGCAGTTCGGCCCTGATGTCATGAAGATGGCCGGCGAAGCATCACAACAACAAGCACAGGAGCAGTAGCAATGGGTGAAACCACCAGCGTCAGCGTCTCTTCGGAAGGCGCACCGGCCCCCGAGGCCCCCCAGGTCAATGTGACCGCCGAAGCCCCCAACGGGGTCTCGATCAGCACCGACCCCCAGGCTGCCGATGTGCCGGCGCCGGAGGCTACTGAGGAGGCCGCTGCCCCCGAGCGCCCGGAGTGGCTGGACCCGAAGTTCGAAAGCCCTGAGGCGATGGCCAAAGCCTACGCCGAGCTCCAGGCCCGCATGGGCACCCAGGAGGCCGAGGAGGCCCCGGAGGCTGAAGAGGTCCTCGAGGGCGCAGGGGTCACCACGGAGGCCCTGCAGCCGTTCTCGGAGGAGTACTACTCCACCGGAGAGCTCACCGATGAGTCCTTCGCGAAGCTCGAGGCCATGGGGCTCGGGCGGGACTTGGTCGAGGCCTTCATGCAGGGCCAGAAGGCCGTCCAGAGCGCCGAGCTCGGGAAGATCTACGAGCAGGCCGGCGGCGAGGAGAACTACGCCCAAGCTCTGGCGTGGGCTGCACAGAACATGAGCGCCGAGGAGATCGAGAGCTACAACGCTCAGGTCGAGAACGGTGACCTCGCGACCGCCTCCATGGCCGTCCGTGGCCTGATGGCCATGTACCAGCAGAGCGGAGGGCAGGACGTTGAGCCCAAGCTCCTGGCTACGGAGCCCGCTGGGAAGACCGGCGGCGTCTACGAGAGCGTGGCGCAGCTCACCGCGGACATGCGCCGCCCCGAATACAAGACCGATCCCGCCTTCCGAGCTCAGGTCGCCCAGCGGCTTGAGCGCAGCAACATCATGTGAGCATGCGCCTACTCGCCCCCCTCTGCCTTCTGCTTCTTCCCTCCTGCATCGGCACCCAACTGGCGCAGACCGAGGAGCACATCCTCGGGGCCCTCGAGCAGCACCGGGAGGCCGCGACAGAGGCCTACACGGAGTACCAGGCCGGCGTGATCACAAAGGACGAGCTCGAGGACGAGATGGATGATCTGCGCGAGGAGCGGGATCAGTCCGTGCAGGAGGCCTGGGTGGGCCTGACCGAGCACGTTGAGGCCGAGATTGAGCGGGTCAAGACCACGGCTACCGCTGCGGCAGGAGGCCTCCTCGGGGGAGGTCACATGCTCGACCTCCTGGCTGCCATCGGCGCATCGATTGCCGGCGGCGCCTACACAACGAACAAGATGCGCGATGGGCGCCGCAAGATGCGCGGTGAGCCTACGAGCACCAACACCACCACCTGACATCGTGAATCGATGTCTGTCCGGGCCGGCCTAGGCCGATAACCCGCTGCTCCAGGCGATGGAGCGTTGTCAGGACTCGTCGGGGCCTAGCCCCACCCTTTCCTTTCGACTCACTCCAAAACAAGGAGAAGCCAAGTGGCTTACACTCAACTCGGTCAGCTCTCTGGTGGCGCTGACGACTCGCAGGAGGGTTTCCTCCGGCTCTGGGCGGGCGAGACCCTCGCTACGTTCCAGGAGAACAACAAGTTCCTCCCGCTGATTCAGCAGCGGACCATCAGCAACGGCAAGTCCGCCACCTTCCCCGTCATCGGTACGGCAGCCTCGCGCTGGCACACCCCGGGCGAGAGCCTGATCACGGACACGGACGGTGAGACCCCGGCCAACGCCTACAACTCTCAGATCGCCCTTCAGGAGAAGGAGATCTTCATCGATGACATGCTCACCTCGAGCGTGCTCGTCGATGACCTGGAGACGATGAAGGTGCACTGGGACGTTCGATCCGAGTACACCTCGGCCATCGGACGGGCCCTCGCCAAGTCGGTGGACGAGCACATCCTCGCCACGATCTACGCTGGCGCCAGTGCCTCCGAGACCATCTCGGGCGTCACGGGTGCTCCGGTGTCCATCACGGACGCGGACGCTCTCACCAACAACGAGAGCCTCATCGAGTCCATCCAGGAGATCGCGCAGAAGTTCGATGAGAACGATGTGCCCAACGATGGCTCTCGGTACGTCTGCCTGACTCCGGCGGCCTACTACAGCCTCATGGAGATGGACTCCAAGCTGATCAGCCGGGACTACGTTGGCAACACCGATGCTCTGTCCAGCGGACAGATCATGCGGATCGCCGGCATCCAGATCGTCATGACCAACAACATGGGCTCTGGCGACCTGAGCGCGGCCACTGACTCCGGTGCTCGCAACGATGTCTTCGGTGGCAGCGGTGTTGGCTACAACGGAGACTGGAGCAACGTGGCGGCCATCGGCTTCCACCGTTCCGGCGTTGGCGGCGTCAAGATGGCCGACCTCTCGGTGCAGTCGGAGTACCTGCTCGAGCGTCTCGCGCACCTGATGGTCGCGAAGCTCGCGTGTGGCTTCAACTACCTGCGCCCCGAGGCCTGCGCCGTCATCAAGACCGCGTGATTCATGGGTGGGCGTAGACCCACCTATGTGATGCTTCTGGCCGGGTGTTCCTTCCTTGAGGGGCACCCGGCCTCTTCCCACCTACTGAGGAGTCCATGGCGAACTTCACCACCGAGCTCGAGGCCGTAAACATCATGCTCTCGGCTGTCGGCTCCTCACCGACCAGCAGCCTCTCTGGTGGCGCAGAGGTGGCCATGGCGCAGAACATCCTGAAGGAGACCCGGCGAGCTGTGCTCTCGCAGGGTTGGGCCTTCAACTACGAGACGGAGGTCACGCTGACCCCGTCCGACAGCCAGATCACCCTGGGCGAGAACGTGCTTCGCATTGATGCTTCGCCCGGGAAGAACACCGACCTGGACCTCGTCCAGCGGGGCACCAAGCTCTACGACAGGAAGAACCACACCTACACCATCACCGATGAGGTGACGGCGGATGTGATCTACAGCCTGGACTGGTCCGAGCTCCCCGAGGTGGCCCGCCGGTACATCCTGATCCGCTCGACTCGCGTGTTCGCTGACAGGGTCGTCGGGTACGGCCCGCAGCACACCTACAACATGCAGGACGAGTACCAGGCGCTCACGGACCTGAAGGACGCCGAAGGCGACACCGCTGATCACAACATGCTCACCGGCAACTTCTCGGTGTATCGCGTGGTCAACCGCCCCAGCGTCTCGAGCCGCCTTAGTAGCTGATGGCCCTGATCGCTCACTCCAACGAGAACCTAGTCGGGGGAGTCAGCCAGCAGCCGCCGATCAAGCGGTTCCCCACGCAGTGTGAGGTCCAGGAGAACGCCCTGGGCACCGTGGTCGAGGGCCTGCGAAAGCGGCCCCCCACGGAGCACCTAGGCACCCTGACGAGCGCCCCTACGGGCGCCGTGGGCTACCACACGATCAACCGTGACGACACGGAGCGATATGTGGTCGCCGTCGAGAGCAAGGCTCTCCGGGTGTACGACTTGTCGGATGGATCATCCCAGACTGTTTACGACATCAACGGCGACGTAGCGGCCTACGGGGCAGCGGGGGACTTCGACTACCTCGAGACCACTGACCCCGAAGGCGACCTCGAGTTCCTGACGATTGCCGACGCGACCATCGTGGTCAACAAGGCCAAGCAGCCGCTAATGGACTCGGCTACCTCGGCTGACCGGGGCTACGAGTCCTTGGTCTTTGTGAAGCAGGGGAACTACTCGAGCAAGTACATCCTCGAGGTCGACAGCCGCAAGGTCACCTTCATTACCCCCGATGCGTCCTCCGCATCTGATGCCGATGGCATCCAGACGGACTACATCGCGGACATGCTGAAGCAGGGGCTGACCAGCGGGTCAGTCAGCACCACTCAAGGTGGAACGATCAGCTACACCGGCTCTGTCCTGGACCTTGCGGACTACGACATCGAGCGCGTAGGCAGCACTGTCTGGATCAAGAGGGACAACGCTGCCGACTTTGACATCAGCACCGACGACTCCGTGGCGAGCTCGGCTGTCGAAGTGATCAAGGATTCGGTGCAGACCTTTAGCTCGCTGCCCACCGTTGCGCCCAACGGATTCACCATCAAGGTCAACGGCCTGCCGGAGCAGGATGTGGCCGGAGCGACCTCGTACTACGCCAAGTTTGAGACGATGGACACGGATGCCGCGGCCTTTGGCGATGGCACCTGGGAAGAGTCAGTCAAGGGTGGGATCGAGTACAAGGCTGACTACACCACGATGCCGCACCTCCTGGTGCGCCTGAGCAACGGGGACTTCCTGTGGACTCAGGTCAGCGGAGCAACCCTCAGTGGGACCATCGGCACCACGGCGCCCTACACGGCCCCCAAGTGGGGAGAGCTCGAGGCCGGCGACCAGGAGACCAACCCCAGGCCGGCGTTCCTCCAGACTAGTGCCGGCGCCGATGGGGAGAAGATCCGGGGCATGGGGTTCTACAAGGACCGCCTGGTCCTCCTGAGCGGCGAGACGGCGCTCCTGAGTGAGGTGGGGCAGTACTTCAACTTCTTCAGGACGACTGTGACCACGCTGCTCGACAGCGCCCGGATCTCCGTGGTGGCTGCCAGCACTAGGGTCAACCTGCTGAACTATGTAGCCCCGCTCCGAGGCAACCTTGTGCTGTTCTCGGAGAGCAGCCAGTTCGTCCTGAGCGGAGGTGGCGACGGGACCCTAACCCCGTCCAACGTCTCCGTGGATGTGGCCTCGGAGTTCGAGAGCACCACGACCGCCGAGCCCCAGGCCGCCGAGAGCTCCGTGTTCTTCGTCGGCACTCGAGGTGCCAACACCACGGTGCGTGAGCTGTTCGATGCGAGCACCAACAGGCCCGAGTACGACGCTGTCGACATCACGGGCCAGGCCCCCAGCTACATCGTGGGCACCACGACCCAGATGGCCGTCTCCCCCACCGAGGAGTGCCTGGTGCTCAAGGCCTCCGGGGACACCACGCTCTACATCTACAAGTGGTCGATCAACGGCCGCGAGCGAGTGCAGAGTGCCTGGTCGAAGTTCACCATCGGTGGCACCGATGCCAAGATCCTGCACATCGAGTGGGTCGACCAGCTCCTGTACCTGGTGGTGCGCCGTGGCACCCAGACGAGCCTCGAGCGCATGGATTTCGAGCCGTTCCTGGCAGACGCCGATGCGGCCTTCCGGGTGCACCTGGACCGCCGGATCACCGATGCGACCACTGGGGTCAGTAGTTCCTACGACGCAGGAGCGAACACGACGACCTTCAGTCTGCCCTACACCCTGGGCACGGGGGTGACCATGAAGGTCGTCAGTCGCGCCTCTGGTGGCGTCTCGGCCGGCCAGGACTTCCCTGTGACGGCCTCCACGACGACCTCGGTGACCGTGGCTGGGGATAAGACCAGCATGCCCGTCTACATCGGGGAGCAGTACACGATGCTGTTCCAGTTCTCCGAGCTCTACATGCCCCGTGGCAACCGCATGTCTCCCGTGGGCAGCATCAGCCACCGGGTGCGCTATGGCCGCATCAGCTTTGCGGACACCGCCTTCTTCAAGGTGCGGGTGACCCCCAAGGGGGAATCGGCCAGCACCTACATCTGGAACGGGAACCTGCTGAACGAGACCGAGACCCTACTGGGCTCAGTGTCCCTCTACAGCACCTACTACCAGTTCCCGGTGATGGCCCCGCATAACCGGGTGACCATCGAGCTCGAGAACGACTCCCCGTTGCCCTCGAGGTTCATTGCGTGCGAGTGGGAGGCCTTCTACCACTCACGGATCCCGCTCAACGGTCGCTTCTGATGCCCCACGTTCGCTTGTCGGTGGAGTCCGATGTCCACGACCTGGAGGGGCGGCTCCGGCATGCCGACTTGATTGAGCTCGAAGCGCACAACATCCAAGCGAGTGCTGCCCTCAAGGTAGGGCTCGCTGCCTCGGACCCCTGCTACACCCTCGAGCACCAGGGGCGATGCATTGCCATGTTCGGAACTACGCCCGTCTTTGACGAGCCTGGAATGGGCAACGTATGGCTTCTGGGGTCCGATGAGATCGCAGAGATCAGCACCCCGTTTCTGCGCCAGAGCCACAAGTGGCTCGAGCGTATCGCCAACGGCTACGAGGCGCTGTCGAACGTGGTGCACGAAGACAACGAGCTGCACCACAAGTGGCTGAAGTTCTTGGGCTTCAAGTTCATCCGCCGTCGTTCCCCCTGGATTGAATTCGCGAGGATCTTCTAGATGTGTGCACCTGGCCCCTTGGCCGCCCAGATCGGGTTTCAAGCCCTTGCTATCGGGGCTCAGTACCTTGGCCAGGCGCAACAGGCTGATGCACAGGCCAAGTTCCAGCAGGAGCGCCTCGAGCAGACTGAGGCTGCCGCGGCTGTAGCAGCTCGCGACCAGTACATGGGGATGCTGCGCCGGCAGTCCCAGGTGCGTGAGGCCGCTGCCCAGGAAACGCAGACGAACCTTCAGAGATCCATGCAGGCTGCTGCTGCTACCCGAGTGGCAGCCGCTGCTGGAGGCGTCACTGGAGTCAGCGCCGAAGAGACCACTAGGGAAATCGGTCGCCAGTACAGCGACTGGGCTGCCAGCAGGGCGACGAACCTCACCTGGCAAGAGCAGCAGATCCGTTCCTCCATGGACGGCATCCGAGCTCAACAGATCAGTCGCGTCCAAGGAGCCATTGGGTCCCCCATCGCTGGACCGTCCCCGTTTGTCGCAGCCATGCAGATGGCTGCTGCAGGCTTCGAGGCATACAACTTCTACAACAAGTAATGGCCCGACCGAAGATCCAGTTCCAACTGCAGCAGCCGAGCCTTCGGCCTGTCGCATCTCCGGTCGACACCTTTGCCCAGCCGAACCCAGTGCCGCCGGCAGAGGCGGTGACCAACGAATGGTTGCTCCTGGCCAAGGGTCTCTCCGAGCTCTCTCCGGGCCTCTCCGACTTTCTCAAGGGGATCGAAGAGGACACTCGAGAGAAGAGCGCCGCGGAGGCACAGGCGGCCATGGAGTCGTTCGATGGGGACGCGAGCATCTTCGCTACTCTCCCCAAGTCGACGGGCAAAGAGGCCGAGGCCTGGTTCAAGGCGAACAAGGATGCCTTCGGCGGCTCCGAGTTCAGGTACGCCGCTCGCCCGGACTTCCAACTGGCCTTCCAGGTCGCCCAGGGCCGCTGGGAGGTCAATCAGAACAAGCGGTTCCAGCTCGAGGACGGCACCGCAGTCACCTACCGCGACTTCCTCTACAGCCACGCTGACGAGCTGTCGGACCCTAACTCCGATGCTCGTCAGCAGGTGGAAGAGTGGCGGAAGGAGTTCTTCGAGGGGCTGGACCCCACCAAGAGCATCGCCTACCGCGAAGGCGTGATCTCGGCCGCGGCGCCGATGGAGAGCCAGTTCCTGAACACGGTCGAGGCTCGCCAGGTGGCTGCAGCGGACGCCCTGACGCGGCAAGCGAGCGTGGACGAGCTCATGGGCAAGTTCGATGAGCACCGCCGGCTCAATGTCTCGGTAAGCGAGAGGCCTGCCAGTGACGACGAGACGCCGGCCGAGGCTGCCCGACGAGAAGAGGCGAACCAGCGCATCCGCGAGGACAACACTGCTCGAGAGACGGCGCTCAAGGAAGGCATCGTCAACATCCTCGAGGGTCCTCAGTTCATCGGGGGCATCAGCAAGAACAAGGTGCTCTTCGAGGCCCTGGACACCATGGCCCGGGTCACGCAAGCGGACACCGAGGACGAGCTCGAGGCCGAGGAGTTCCTCGAGTGGGCTAAGACTCTCCCGGGGCTGGGCACGGCCTACTGGCAAGGGCGCTTCGAGGAGATCCAGAGCAACATCGAGATCCGCGAGCGCCAGAGGGGCAAGGACGACGGCTTGTCGACGCTGCCCGAGGTCAGGAACCAGGCCCAGTGGAGGGCCTACGGCCTCCTGAAGGACAGCGGCGCCACGACCCTCGAGGAAGCCCTCGGTGTCCTGCGGCAGCCGGAGAACCAGGCGCAGTTCGAGGAGATGCTGTCGAGCAACAAGCTCAGTGCCTCTGAGCTCGAGGCCCTCATCGGGGGCAGCGCAGAGAGCTTCATATCCCGCAGGGAAGGCACGGGCTACCCCACATCCAAAGAGGGCACCGAGCTTCTGGCAGAGCTCAACGCACGCATCGCGCTCGAAGGTGCCAACCCTGAGATCATGGCGCTCCTCGAGTCCCCGGAGACCCAGGAGGCCCTTGGCGGCACTGAGCCGAAGGGCGCGTGGGCGGGCCTTGTTGCCTCCTACCAGGCCAAGGAGGAGGCGGGGTTCCGTGACCGGGACTTCGATGAGCGGGCCCGGGTAGCCTTCGGCCAAGTGGTCCCTCAGGGCGAGCGGGGGCAGTACTCCCCTGGGGACCAGGCCCTGATCGAAGAGCTCGAGCTGGACTTTCTGGAGGAGCTCCGAGCTCGCTCTACGGGAGTCGACGACCCTGACGAGCGCCGCAAGATCGCCAAGACACTGGAGCGCGAGTTCAAGCAGCGCCAGGACATCCTGGACCTGAAGGACCGCAACTACCGAGTGGCTCCTGGGCTCCTGTACGACAAGGGCCTGTCCTCAGTTCGCACCATCGTGGATTCTGAGATTGATCAACTGATTCCCCTGACGAGGGATGAGATCAACACGGCAGACCCGAGCCAGTCGCGGCGCGGTATCCCGATTGAAGGAGCAGCAGCTCGGCAGGCCGAAGCGCAGATCGAGATCAAGCGAGCCGTCCAGCCCTACATCCGCATCCTGAGCGACCACCTGGACAACTTGGGGGTCACCGACATCAGCAGGCGGAATGAATTCATCCAGGACGCCCTGATCCTCGGGTTCAATGATTCAGCGAACAGCGGCCTAGTAATCCCCAAGCTCCGCGATGTCATCGAGCGGTACGGCGCAGGAGCCACTACGCCCCCTCCGGCTCCTCCGGCCATCCCGGGGACGCCAGAGCCTCTCGAGAGCGATGCAGAGACCGATGGGCAGGCTCGGGCTACGGCCGTCCAGGTGCAGAAGTCCGAGAAGATCATCGGCGGCTTTGGCCCGCTGGACTTGGTTGACGCTGAACGCCTCGGGGCTACTCGTCTGGCAGGACTTGAAGCCCAGATGGACGATTGGGCCGCGGGCACCCAGTACTTGTGGCTGAGTAACGAGCGCGACGGGGGCCTCAAGAAGAGCGCCACGTTCCGAGAGCAATTCAAGAACATCCACAGTCATGGAACCGTGCGTGGCTTGGATCCCGGGGCGTTTCACCCGACAGAGCACAGTCTGGATCGCTGGTATCCCTCGCCCAACGACATGGTCCTGATCTATGCGTCCAACTTGATGCTGGACCCGGATGCCAAGCAGCCTACGGACTGGTACGACAACGGCGACTTCATGTCGGACATCGGTGTCGACTTCAATGCCTACGCGGACAACCCCGAAGCGGTGCGGATGAAGTACACGGCAGCAAAGATCAACAAGGGTCTGACCGTGGGCGAGCTGCGACTGGGGCGTACTCGAGAAGGCATCGAGCTGAATCAGTTCTTGCCCGAGGACCGCTCTATGTGGCCCCTCTCTGTGATGCTGATCGGCCCGCAGAACCCCACGGAGTTCTCCAATTACGTCCGTGAGTACCGTGAGGCAGACGACCCGAGTTCTACGGATCTAGGGTTCGTCATGGAGTACCTCGGCATCATGCCGAATGCGCCTGTGAGTGCCACGGACAGTACGACCCACGGAGAGAAGTACGTCTCAATGCTCGAGCAGATGATGCAGGCCCGCGTCGAGAGCATGGCCGGCCAGCAGTACGGGCTCGACAGGGACTACGGCGACTACCCTCGTCTGCAGATGCGGAACAAGGGCCTGTACGAGGCCATTCTGTATGGAGGAGCCACCCCCTCGAAGGCTGTGCAGAACTCCAAGAAGGTGCCGTTCTCTGACGCCGACGAGCGGTTCTTCTCCCCCGCTACCCGCCGCGTGCTCAAGGCAGAGCGGAAGTTCTATGCAGACCTGGAGCGCCTGAACAAGCAGTAATGGCAAACATCAACTGGACCTACGATCCCTACCAGGGCACCAACGCACTCCAGGGCTCGACGGGTCTGAGGCCTGGTGATCCTTTCGAGCCCGAGGCCGGAAACGACGACGGCTGGTTCGTTGACTCGATCAAGGGCGTCGGCAGAGGCCTGGCCGGAGCGGCCGAGTCCATCCTCGAGATCCCTACGATCCTGCCTGGGATCGACTATGACCTCCCCGACAACTTCGGACTGGGTCACAGCCACACGATCCCCGGCAGCCTGCTCGAGGGTACAGTCCAATTCCTCTCGGGCTTCGTCCCCGTTGCTGGCGCTGCTGGGCGCCTAACGGCCGTTGGCCGTGCTGCCAAGATCGCCGGCAAGGCCTCCACGGCTACCAAGGTCGTCAAGACCGAGGAGATCCTCCGCAGGGCCGGTCTGTCGACCAAGGCCGTCAAGGCTCGCCAGTACGGCCAGACGATGGCCAGTGGAGCTCTTGCGGACTTCCTGGTCTTCGCAGATGACGAGCAGCGGCTGTCCAACATGCTCCAGGAGATCCCGGGGCTCGATGACAACATGCTCCTCGAGTTCCTGGCCCAGGACGACGATGATAGTCCCGTCGCCAGCCGGCTGAAGAACGTGCTCGAGGGCGCGGGTCTTGGCGTGATGGTGGACTCGGTGTTCAAGGTGCTGAAGGGCATCGGGCGCCGGACCAAGATCCTGAACGACCCTCGGTACACCAACGCCGAGAAGCGGCAGCTCATCGAGGAGAACGAGGCCAAGCTCGCCCAGGACGCCGAGGATGGTGTTGCTGCGACCACGGGCCCGGAGTTCCGCACCGATGCGCCCGAGGAAGGCGCGGACTCGGTCCTGGATGCGACTGATGATGCAGCTACTGCGGCTGATGAGGCGGCCACTGCAGCCGATGACGCTGTCGATGCCGCCGTTGATGAGCCGAAGCTGAGTCCATCTCAGGAACGCTCACAGAAAGCTGAAGCCAAGGCCGCCGAAGTCGAAGCACAAGCTGCCGCTAAGGAAGCCGAGCTCATCGAGAAGTACGGCACCCTGGAGGAAGCCCCTCGAGGCAAGCGCGGTGCCTTGACACGCCTGCGAAACAAGGCCAAGGGCCTCCGTGACGAAGCTGCCCGCTACCGCACTGTATCGCGCCTAGTTGACCCGGAGCCGATGGCCGGCGTCGAGCTGCCCCCGATGCAGATGCGGGTCCGTGAGTTCGCAGAGGATGTCCTCGAGCATGGGGCCCTCGACCCAGCGCAAACAGCCCGAGCTGTGGACGCCCTCACGGAGGCTCTGGACAACGGCAGCGATGCCCTCGAGTCTCTGACGGGCGTGGTAAACACGGCAACCCTGGGCACCTCGGCCAACCGTAAGCTCGCGATCATCTACGCCTCGAGCAAGAGTGCCGCGGACAACGCCGTCGACCACAGGGGCCTCCCGCTCCCCAAGGAGGAGATCGGCAAGAACCCCACCGTCGACCGGCCTCGAGGCAAGAAGGCTAAGGTCAGCTTCGAGGAAGCATCTGTCGAAGAGGCCGGCACGCGCATGTGGGCCCAGATGCTGGGCCGCAAGCCCTCCGAGATCATCCCGTGGATGAAGGCCACGGCCGAGCAGATCGGGGAAGCCAGCCTCAACGCCATGGGCTTCCTGAAGTACGTCGACCGGCACCTGGACGACATGCACCAGTTGTACCGTGCGGCCAAGGGTGACCAAGCGGCGCTCAGGAACGTCGGGCTGACTGAGACCCAGGCCCTCGACGCCTTTGGCACCGCGTACCGCGAGGCCTCCGAGCTCTTCCGGGGCTTCGGTGCCATCCGGCGTGAGTTCGGCCGGGGCCTTTACCGCCTGCGGTTCAAGGCCTCCAAGATTCTCACCCCTGAGATGATGGAGGCAAAGATCAAGGACATGGGCGGCCGAGACTGGCTGCTCAGGCAAGGGGACGAGCTGTTCGAAGCCCGCCGCACTGCCGGCGAGAAGAACAACATGGTGGCCCTACACCGGCTGCAGAAGTTCGATGCTCGAGCGCGGCGTACTTTCATTCTCAACGAGTACTTCGTCAACTTCATCCTGTCGTCTATCCGCACCCTGTCGACCAACACCATCGGCAACGCGGCGGTCACGCTCTACAACCCCATCGAGACAATGCTGGGGGCCCGCCTGGCCCAAGGGATCCAAACTCTGCGGGGCAAGAACGCAGGCGCGTATGCCGCAGAGGCCAAGCGGGCCATGGACCAGCTCATGTCTCTGCATGTGCAGTTCTCAGAGTCGCTCGATTGGGCTCGGAAAGCGTGGAAGAAGAAGGACTACATCCTCGACCCGGACTCGGCCGTCCACGATCTGCCTCGTTCTATGAAGGAGGCCGTCACGGCTGAGAACGTGCGCGAGGCCTATGGGGGCATCCCGGGCCTGGGGCGCCCTTTCAGGAACATCTCCGAAGACGACAAGGGGCTTGGCTCGGGCATTGAGTGGTTCGGGAACTTCCTTCGCCTGCCCTCACGCGCCCTGATGGCCACCGACGAGTTCTTCAAGCAGTGGAACTACCGTTCGTCGGTGACTGCTGACCTCATGTTTGAGGGGCGGAAGAAGCTGAAGGACGGGGAAATTGAGGACCTCGACACCTTCGTCCGCGAGGAGCTCGACGCGATGACCCAGCGAGGCCAGGCGTTGACCGAGCGCAACCTGCGGATCGAGGCTGACCGGCGGTTCTCTCCTGACGACCCGAAGTACAACCACGCTCTCGGCGTCGAGGAAATGGACGCGGACAAGAAGGCGTGGCTCAAGGAGCAGTGGGGCGACCCCGAAGTGCTGAACCGCGGCGAGGTTGCCGGTCGGGCGCTGGAGAAGGCGCGGCACGCCACGTTCACCAACGAGCTCCGAGCGGACAACGGTCTGCTCTCGAGCGTCGGCCTCCACATGCAGCAGTTCGGCAACGCGCACCCGCTGTTCCGACTGTTCGTTCCGTTTATCAGGACGCCCCTCAACATTCTGATCTACTCCGGGCGGCGCATCGCGTTCCCCATGATCAACCGGGACATGCACGCAGCCGGGGAGTACCTGCTGAAGCGCCGGCTGGGGAACGTCGAGCTGGACAAGCTGAAGTACAAGTTTGCCCGGGAGCTCATGTCCGGCGACCCGACGGTCATCGCGAACGCCTATGGTCGAGCCACGGCTGCTATCGGCTTCACCTCGCTCTTCGCCGGCCTTGCGCTCAACGGGATGATCACCGGGGCAGGCCCTCGAGACAAAGAGCGGCGAGCCTTGATGAAGGCCGAAGGGTGGCAGCCCTACTCGCTCAAGGTGGGCGACACTTACGTCAGCTACCAGAAGATGGACCCGTTCGCGACCATCTTGGGCTTCTACGCAGACTTCGCGGATGCCGCCAAGTACGCCTCCGAAGAGGATATGCGGAACAACGAGGCCATCATGCTCGCCGGCATGATCTCGATCCTCCACAACATCGAGAGCAAGTCGTACCTCCAGGGCCTGGTGCAGATCAGTGGCCTGATCCAGAGGCCCGAGACGGCCATCAGCAAGACCGCTGGTCGACTCGGTGCAGCCCTGACGACCCCGTCGATCCTGGCAAGCCTGCGGGATGTCACGGACCCCACCATGACCGAGGCCCGGGGCATCCTGGACCAGATGCTGGCTCGGGTGCCGCTGCTGGGCTCTGCGGCGCTGGACCCACAGCGCACCGTACTGGGCGAAGTGGTGGACCGTCGGAACTTCGAAGGCGCTGCGGCTGTAGCTGCCGGTTCGGCCAATGTCATCTTGCCGCTGCTGATCAACCGTACCTCGGACGACCTTGTGACCAAGGAGCTCGCCGTCCTGGCCTACCCCTTCTCGCTTCCTCAGAAGCAGCGGTACGCCACCGACCTGACTGAGTACGAAAACTCCAAGGGCCAGAGCGCCTACGACAGGTGGCTCGAGCTCTCTGGTGAGGTCAAGCTGTCGGACGGGAAGGGGAATTCCCGCACTCTGCGCCAGACCCTGCGCCGGCTGATCCAGTCGAAGGACTACCAGAGCCTGCCTGTCGACGGTGTGTCCGAGCTGGACGCAGACTCCCCGCGTGTGCGGTCGATCAAGCGAGTGATCTCGAGGTATCGCGCTGTGGCCCTGCAGCAGATGCTGAACGAGTTCCCCGAAGTGCGAGCTCTGGCTCGCAACCAACTGGTCGCCAACGAAGCCCTGAAGCGCGGAGTCAGCACCGATTCCATCCGCGCTGAACTCTTCCCTCTGGAGTAAACCAATGCCCCTTTCCTACTCAAGTTACACAGGTGACGGGAGCCAGACTTCCTTCTCGATCACCTTCGACTACCTGTCGGACACGGTAGTCACCGGGGCTTCTCCTGCGGGAATCCTGGTGTACCTGGACGAGGTCAAGCAGACCTCGGGCTACACGGTCAACAGTACGACCATCGACTTCACCGTGGCCCCGGGCTCCGGGGTCGCTGTGTTGCTCCTGCGGTCAACGCCGCGCACAAAGGCTGACCGCCTGATCGACTTCGCGGACGCTACGGTGCTGGACTCGGCCCAACTGGACACCTCTGCACTGCAGCTCCTGTACATCGCGCAGGAGGCGTTTGAGCAGTCCACCAGCGGCGGGGGCGCTACGCCCACCTACCTGCCCTACTCGGACACGCTCGCGGCCTGGGACGCCGAGACCCAGAAGGTCTCTCGGGTCGCCACGCCGGCCGCTGGGACCGATGCGACGAACAAGACCTACGTCGACGATGGGTTCCTGCCCTGGAGTTCATCGGCTGGCACCTACGACGCCTCGCGCTCGAGCGCCAACAAGAAGATCGACGGTGTCGAAGACCCCGCTGGGAACCAGCAGGCCGCTACCAAGAAGTATGTGGACGATGTGGCCACCTGGGGCATTGCTGGTGTCCCTCAGGCCTTCAAGTTCACTGCTGGGGGCTCCTCTAACTCCTTCACGCTGGAGAATGCGCCCTACGCAGAGGCAGAGATGCTGGTCGTAGGGATCGATGGCGTACTTCAGGTGCCCGTTGACGACTACACAGTGACCGGGGGCGCTACGGACAGCTCGCTGGTCCTGGATGTGACCCCGAGCTCTGGTCAGATCATCAACGTGCTGAACTTCGGCAAGGCCCGCTTCCTAGACGCGGCTGTCTTGGACGACGGCAGTGTGACCACGGCCCTGCTGGCCGACGCTGCGGTGACTACGGTCAAGATCGCAGACGACAACGTGACCACGGCTAAGATCGCTGCGGCCAACGTCACCAGCACCGAGCTCGCAGACTCGGCCGTGACCGCTGGCAAGATCGCAGACGCCAACGTCACGACGGCCAAGCTCGCAACGGACGCTGTGACCTCGGACAAGATCGCGGACGACTCCGTAGACTTCGCGAGGCTCAAGGACACCGCCTTCACCTCGAGCAACTCGGAGTCCACGGCCAAGGTGCTGCGCGTAAACGCCGGCTCGGCCAACTTGACCGAGGGGATCCTGGCCGCTGCGGACATCAGCGACTTCAACAGCACCGTCACGGGGCAGCCTTTGTCGGCGTTCAGTGCAGCTACTAGCAATGTGTCGCTGGGCTCCACCGAGGCCCCCAACAAGATCGTCAACCTGGCAGACCCGACCTCCGACCAGGACGCGGCGACCAAGGCCTACGTCGATGTAAGCACACAGAGTGCCATGAAGGGCACGCTGATCACCGACCAGACCCTGGGCTCTGCAGGGGGCACCTTCTCGGTGACCGGCTGGTTTGACTCCAAGTATCTGTGGTACGAGTTTGTCTGCATCAACTTCCGACTCACCGACGATGGGGCTTTCGTGGGTGTGCAGACGCAGAACTCGTCAGGCACCTGGGCGTCAAGTTCAGCAAACTACGACAGCTACTCCAGCAGAATCGACTTTGCCCCTGATGCGACATCGTCGTCCGCTCGGCACGGCTGTGTGGCTCCGATGCTGGACAACGCGAACATCGCCACAGGGGATTGGGCAGACTTCACGATCAAGATGCTCAATAACACCAGCGCACACAGCGGCAACGTCACCATGCACGTTCAGGGGTACGCCCATGGCGCAAAGACCTCTGGTGCCGCCAATCTCGGGACCGAGTATGGACACTATGAATCCATGGTGATTCGCCAAAGTGCCGCTAACGTACACGGCATCCGTTTCCGTTGCGTGGACCAGTTCAACGACACCAGCACCAGTGGCAGCATCCGCGCTGGAGCTCGGGTTCTTGTTTACGGATACGAAGGGCTTTCCTGATGGTCACCAAGATGCGAGTGGCTGGGGTCGATTTCCCTGGCATGCTGGTCCCCATCGGGGCCATTCTGGCCTACGCCGGCGCAACAGCTCCTTCGGGCTGGGTTCTCTGCGATGGCTCTGCGATCAGTCGCACGGACTACTCGACGCTGTTCACCGCCATAGGCGTGAGCTTCGGCGTCGGGGATGGTTCGACTACCTTCAACGTGCCCGACCTTCGGGGTCGTGTCCTGGTGGGCAAGGATGACATGGGTGGCTCTGCGGCCTCTCGAGTCACCACGGGCAACGAAGGCCTGAACGCTGGGAACCTGGCAGAGACCGGGCAGCGAATCATTGAGTCAGATGGAACGAAGGACCACTGCGTGGTCTTCAACTACATCATTCGCGCTACCACTACGGACTGATGACCTCTCAGGATGACCTCCTACTCGCCATCGGACGCTTAGAGGGCAAGGTCGACAGCATCCTCGCCACGATGCGTATGCACCATGAGGAGCTCGAGAACCTCGATCAGAGGGTCCGGTCCCTTGAGAGCGGCCGTTCGTATGTCCTCGGGATCGCGTGCGTCCTGAGCTTCCTCGTCACCCTTGTCTTCGACACCCTCACCAACTGATGGCCAAAGTAACCCAAGGACTGCAGATGTCGGATTACTCCGGCAGCCGAAGTGGCGTGGTGTTGAAGCCCCAGCTCAACCGGGACGAGTCGGGCGCTCTGCAAGTGCAGATGAGTGGCGGCACGATGACTCGAGTGCTTTGGCAGGCACGGCTGTCTTCCGACTTCGGTTGGGTGACTCTGTGGAGCAGTTCTGCCGATGGAGGGTTTACCTCCCTTGGCTCCGGGGATGAGTTCATCGCCACGGGGCTCCCGGTCATGCCCTACATCCGGTGCCGCGTCATTGGGGCGCTCGGCGCCACCTTCAACATCTACTACATGGAGTAGCCATGGGCAAAGTCACCATCATCCTGGACACCACCACGGTCACCGACTCCGGTGACACCGAGGGAACCGCCGTCAACTGTCAACTCATCGAGGACGAAGCCGGCGCTGTGCAATTCAAGAGCACCGCTGGCACCTGCGACGAGGTGGAGCTGCAGGGGCGCCTGCACCCGGACCTCGGGTGGGTCGAGATCGCCACCTCGGGCGCTTTGGGCTCCGGCACGACTGAGGTGCTGCAGACCGGAGTCGCGATCCTCCCGCAGATGCGGGCGGTCATGAAGAACGCCTCGGGCGCGACGGTCAAGGTCGCTCTCCTGGAGTAGCCCATGGACATGGCCAAGCTCCTGGAGGAGCTGCACTCCGCTGTCGCAGAAGACCTCCTGACCAAGATCCAGTCGGGCGAAGCCACGGCTGCAGACCTCTCGGTGGCCCGTGCCTTCCTGAAAGACAACGGGATTGACTCGGTGGCCTTCGCGGACTCCCCCATCGCGAACATCGCCGCCGCCCTGCCTTTCCACTCCCCTGAAGAACCTGTGGAGAACATCGCATGAGCCACGCCCGCGGACACACCTCGATCTCCCCCTCGGTCTCCAAGGCCCCCTCGGGCCGTCAGAAGACCAAGAACAAGCGACGGTCGACTTCTGGCAGCAGCCGCAGCTCGAAGTCGTCACGCAGCCGCAGTGGCGGCCCGGTGCGGCGTCAGGAGCTCAAGATCAAGAAGCAGTACTAGATGACGGAGGTCGACCCGAGGCTACACGGTCCCTCGGGCTTCAAGAACTTCCTGTGGATGGCCTGGCAGGCCCTCGGGCTGCCTGAGCCCACCCCCATTCAGTACGACATCGCGGAGTACCTGGCCGGCGGGCCGAAGCGCACTGTGGTCCAGGCGTTCCGAGGGGTTGGCAAGAGCTACATCACCTCGGCCTATGTGGTGTGGCGGCTCCTCCTGGACCCGTCGCTGAACTTCCTGGTCATCAGTGCATCCAAGAACCGCTCGGACGACTTCTCGACCTTCACCCTGAAGCTCATCGAGGAGATGGGTGTGCTCACGGCGCACCTACGCCCTCGAGAGAACCAGCGGAACTCCAAGGTCGCCTTCGACGTAGGGCCGGCCCCGCCGTCCCACAGCCCCTCGGTGACCTCGAAGGGCGTGTACTCGAGCATCACGGGAGCTCGCGCCTCGGAGATCATCTGTGACGATGTGGCCTCCTGGGCCAACAGCCAGACGCAGATGATGCGCGACAAGCTCTCTGCGGCCACCAGTGAGTACGAGGCGATCCTGAAGCCAGGCGGTCGCATCATCTACCTGGGCACGCCTCAGACCGAGCAGGACATCCTGAAGGAGCTGCCGACCCGCGGCTTCAGGACCCGCGTCTGGCCGGCCCAGGTGCCCACCAGGAAGCAGCGGCTGGGCTACGGCGAGACCCTGGCTCCGATGATCGCGGCCATGGAAGACCCCGTGGGAACCCCCACGGACCCCAGGCGCTTCAGTGCCGAGGATCTGCTCGAGCGCGAGATCGCCTACGGGCGCTCGATGTTCGACCTGCAGTTCCAGCTCGACCAGAGCCTGAGCGACCTCAACCGCTACCCGCTCAAGATCAACGACCTCATGGTCGCTGACCTGGACTCCGAGAAGTGCTACGAGCGGTACGTCTGGTGCAACGATCCAGAGAAGGTGATCAATGATCTTCCCTGTGTGGGGTTCAACGGTGACCGCTACTACCGCCCCATGGCGACCGATGGAGACCTGGTCTCCTACGAGACCAAGGTGCTCTCGGTCGACCCCTCGGGCAAGGGGGCCGACGAGACCTCGCTGGCTGTCTGCGGGTCCTACGCCGGCCAGGCGTTCGTCCTCGAGTGCAAGGGGATCCCGGGTGGCTTCGAGGAGCCAGTGCTCGAGGAGATCGCCCGAGTGGCCAAGAAGTACAAGGTGGCCCGGATCATCGTCGAGGAGAACCTCGGCCAGGGGATGTTCAAGTCCCTGCTGACCCCGGTGCTGGCCCGGATGGGCTACCCGTGCTCAGTGGACCTGGTGCGCCACCACATCCAGAAGGAGCGCCGGATCGCGGACACCGTTGAGCCGCTCTCGAGCTCGCACCGGCTGGTCGTGGACCGTAGCCTGATCCAGAGGGACTACGAGAGCACCCAGGACCTCCCGGCCGACAAGCAGCGCAGCTACATGCTGATGCACCAATACAGCCGGCTCACCAGGGACCGTGGTGCCCTCAGGCACGATGACCGCCTGGACGCACTCAGCATGGCCCTGGCCTTCCTGGCGGATGCCATGGCCCGGGATCGAGACCTCGAGATGAAGCAGGTGCGCGAGGAGCGCCACACCCGCATGCTCGAGGAGTACATGGAGCGAGGTCCAGGAGCTGTCGTCATCGGCTCCCGCCCCCGCTCGAATACATGGCTGCCCTGACTGTCCCTTGCCCCTGCTGCGGCGCTCGTACTCAGGTCCTGACGGCGATCTGGGACTCCCACTACAAGTCTGTCCGGCGGTGGAGGGTCTGCCAGCAGTGTGACTACCGCTGGGCGACCATCGAGATGGACCACGATCAGGCGAACCTGATCACCAGGGGCCCCAGGAGGCTCCAGGATCGCACTTCACTCCCCCGAGACCAAAGAGACCTATAAACCCTTTGGCGCCAGCACAGCGCCTCCTAGACCCCTCTGAAGCAATGCCCAGGAAGCAGCGAGACTACGCCAAGGAGTACCGGGAGTACCACGGCACCCCGAAGCAGATCCGCAACCGGGCCAAGAGGAACGCGGCTCGCCGGAGGATGGGCCTAAAGGTGGGCGACAGTCGAGAGGTCGACCACAGGCGCCCCCTGTCCCGCGGAGGCGGCAACGGGCGCTCCAACCTCCGCATCGTGTCCCGCAAGACCAACAGGTCCAAAGGAGCCCGCTGATGCTGAAGGCCGATGGTCTCGACAAGGCTCTCATCGGTGTCGGCCGGCGCTGCGGCCAGGACGACATCCTGGTCTACTCGGTCGACCGCTGCCTCAAGGTCCTCATGGACAACGGCTCGACGTACCTCGAGGCCCTCGAGCACTTCGAGTTCAACATCCTGGGCGCCTGGGTCGGACCTGAGACACCCATGTGGGTGTACGAGGATCGAGAGGCTCTCGAGGAGCTGTTCGGAGTCACCCTACCGGAACCTGAAGATATGGGTGCGCTTACGGAGAGGGGCCGGACCCCAATGGGTACATAGGGACCATATGTGTACCTAAGGACCTAGAGACACCTAACTACACCTATAAGAGAACCATAGGTGCACCAATGGTGCACTTAAGGGGGCTCCTGACCCCAAGGACGACATGCACATCGACACTGAAGCTCTGCTCGCTCTGGCCGGTCTCGAGCCGATGCCCCGGAGGGAGCTCACGGTGAACCCTTGCCCTGAGGGCTACGCCCTGACCAACGTCGGGGGTCGTCTGATGTGTGTCCTCGAGGGCGACGATCAGCTCACCATCGAGGAGGTGCTCAGAAGGCAGCTCAGTGGTTCCTCGCCTTCCTCTAGGGGCTCCAGAGGCTCTGGGGCCAGTCCGTACACTGGGGCAGTGGCTACTGCTGCTCCTGGGGGAGCTCCTGGGGGACCCTGATTGAAAAAGAGGCGCTGGGTAGCTGTCTTCTGGGAAGACATCGTCGGCGTCGAGAGGCCCTGGTTGTCGTACCAGGAGGCACTCGAGGTAGCACCAGCCCCTATGGTGACCCTGGGCCTGTTGCTCCATCAGAACAAGCACTACATCCTCCTCGCTTCTACCCTGGAGCTCACTGAGGA